GATCAACCCACTTCCAACCTCTGGCCATCCAGGTTGCGGCGTTATACCTGTCATAATCTGAAAAACGCAAAGGCTCTAAAGCCCCGCTCAAGAAAGCCCTTTTCAACCAATTTGTTTTTCCACCACTGAATATCTCCTGATTAAAAATCTCGATCATCCAACCTTGGAGAGCTTGCCAGTTGTCCCGGTCCTGTAAACTGCCCGCCCGAAGGCTGGAATAATTCACACTTTCCAAATCGCCCGCCAAAGCGTTATAGCCAATGCCTAACCCTGAAGCGATTGACCGAAGAATGCTTTTAACGAAATCCGCATAATTTGTTTTGGGTTGCTCCGGATCGAACTTTTCAAAACCATATCCAACAGGAAGTTGTTCAAGATGACCGGCCTTGGCCTCGCTTATGATTTCGCCATCATCATTCTCATCTTCCCCTTCATATTGTTCGTCGGCGTCTTTGTCCTTGGTAATAAACCCCATTTTGGACGCCCCGACACGGGCCGCCACTATCGTGGCATCTTCAAACCCTCCCAGCATTTTGAATCTTGTTACGGTTGCATGAGACCATGGGACTCCTCTTGCCTGCCCTGGTCTTTCGGTCAAGAACGCATGAATGATCTCTGAAGCAGAAATCCTTTCTCGCTTCTGTGATGGATGATTAGCAAAACCGTCTCCTGGATGTTGTTTCAAAATATGGTAGGCAACCGGCTTACTCCATTTATCGAGCTCAATTCCCATGCGGATTCGATTCCCATTTGCCAAGTTCGTGTTGTATCCTTCCTCCAGGTGATCGGCTTCGATGAATTCAATGGCAAACCCAAAGGCATTCTGCATGGGTATCTTGCGCACTAGAACTTCCCCATCACGGGCTACAGTAGAGATAAATAAGTGCTGACACCCCAGCCATGAAAGTTTTCCATCAGCCGTACAGCTCCCCTTCTTCCCCCATAATTTCCAAGCGGCCTCAATAATTCTATTTGCAAAAACATCAAACTTTGGTTTGCTCTCCACACGTTTCTTAAATTTAACTTTCATAGAAAGTTTGATTCCGAAACCACCGTTAAAGCCCACCACATTATTTTTAATAAGAGTGATTGCATGTTTCGCGTATGGATTATTTTTGTATAGTTCTCTCGACCTTGCCCTTATCTTTGACAAAGAGGAAAGATCACTGTTGGCGGAACCATAAGAGCCCCCGAAATCTGAATACAAATCACTGACTTTGGCTGCTTCATAGGTCCGGCGACTAGAACGCCTTTTTCTCGCAGGCTTGTTGTCCGGAACCATGTCCACTGACTTGTCATCGGTTCTAATTTTGAACCAATCAAACATTCCCATCAGACAAACCTCGTTTGGATTTTATTTCTTTTGACTCCACCAGCCTCGATCCTTGCAGCTTCCACTTCAAGTCTGACTTCCCGCTCATAACGTTTCTTCCAAACCCATAATTCTTCAATCGTGAGCTTGGTTACAGAGATCCCATTACTAACCGAATATGCCTGGTGGTCACTCGTAGCCCGTTTCTCAATCAGGGCATTGATAGATTCCAGAACTTTTTCGGCGTGAGTTTGTATGCTTTCTTCTGTCATTTTTCCCTTACCATTTGTTAATCCAAGAATCCTTTTTACGAGCATTGCGTTTCCGTTTTTTCTTTTTCGGCGTCTGTTCTGGCTCTAGATTTTTCACTTCCTCTTCCGATTGTTTTTCTTTCTCGATTTTCTTTTTCATCTTAGTTCCCAGAACTTTAAAAACAGGATTGAGAATCTTCAACGCGGCATGGTTGTATACAGTCAAATCAAGAGGTTCGTTCCTTTTGCGCCCAAGTTTTTTCACCCAGGAGCGGATAGGAACCCCCTGCTTCCAGCGTGTAATACATTGCTCGGAAGTAAGGCCCTTGAAATAATCTTCGTCGTAGTTCAAAGGAAAATGATAATAACCAGAACCTGGCTGATCAATATCAAGGCGTCCGTAAATGAGCTCTTTTGCGGTGTCAGTGCCTATACTGAAAAAGCCGACCTTCTGCTTCCCAACCTCTGACTTTTTGGAGACGATGGGTTTCCCGCGAACAGACGATCCTTTGATCGCATATACTCTTTGGCTTTTCCTTTGCTTCTTCTTGCAATAGTCATAGACTGACTGCGTATAATGACCTCCCGAGTCAATAACGGTGGTGGCCACATTGAGAACAACCCCAAACTCGTTCTCGAAAGTTTCCTTGCGAAAATCATCAAGCCGAGCCCACAATTCATCACGCCCCGGATCGCCATATAACTTGTGGTATCCCAAACCCCAGCATTCCTCACCCATTCCCCAACCTTTAAACTCCAACTCAAGCCGATCACCCTGGACATCTACAGCAAGAGTAACGACAAGGACTCCCTCTGGGACTCTGGGCAAATATTGTTCCCGGCGATTGAGCAAGGGTTCCTCGTCTATCGACTCCCCTTTTTCTTCCCAGCTTGCACCCAGGGAAGTATTGGTAAAAACTTTCAAAGTCTCCGGTTGCTTTTTGGCTTCCAAGAAATTCCGCACAATGTCTGACCACAACACCCAAGGCGAATACAATTCATTGATCCAAAAACCAGCTATACCCGTAAATTTAGACGTAGCCTTCCATTCACCCTTGAGAATCATCCTTGGGCGATCCGCTTCCCGTATCTTGCCTTCACAGAAGTCACATTCATAAAAGGCTGTGTCAGGAAGATGTTCATAGTCCTCCCCTTTGTGCGGCGTTAGAATTGGCCCTCGTTTTTTGGTTTCCTTGAACCATTGAAGATTTGCCCAGTCCAGGACTTGCATCCGGTCACACACTGGACAAGGGACGAAATATTTTCTTTTGTCAGATAATTCAAACTGAGCCTCAATCCGGGAAGCCCCTTTTATCGTCGGGGTTCCTTCCATGATGCCGAGAGAATTGAAATACGTGGTTGTTCTTTTGAGTCCCAATTTATATGGGTCTCCTTCCGAACCCGCGCTTTCCGGGGAACGATCAGGTTCTGTGTTCAACACAACCCGCTTAGGTCGAGAAGAAAGACCGGCCGGAGCATTCGCTCCCACCATAGTGATATTTCCCCCTGGAAAGGTTTTGTGCAAAATCGTATTTCCAGAATCTTTTGCCCTGGGCTCACTAATTAAATCTTTAAGGGCTGGTGAATCCCGAATCATTGGAGCGAACCGATCCTTTGAATAGGCTTGTGCCATTTCAAGCGTTGGGTGAATCATTAAAATAGGGGCTGGATCATGGGCAATAAAATACCCGGCCACATTCCCCAGAAGTGTATCGGTTCCGCCTACTTGAGCAGATTTCATTAGAACGATTTCCCTGATACCAGGCTCTGTTACTGCGTCTTGCCAGCCCTTCTGATACATAGCTCGACTGACGCGATAACGACCAGGCTCGGCTGACGATTCAGCACTGAGAAATCGATTCTCAGACGCCCACTCGCTTACGTTTCTTTTTGGTGGCGGCCTTAGCTTTCGATGGCTTCGATTTATCACTTGGAGCAATCCCGCCATTGAATTCCGTTTCGCCTGACTCAGCGTTGTAGGTTGAGAGTTCATTGAGTATTTCCGTGACTTCTGCTTTTAATAAAACCTGGATTTCTCCGGGAGTTTTTGCCGCTGCAATTACTGGGGCCAATTTTTGAGGCACGGCCAGAAATCGCTGTTTGATATTCCCAAAACTTCTTTCCAGATGTTCGCCCACAAGAGCAATCTCCACTAGTTCCCCGGACTTTTTCTCGAATTCCAATTTTCGAAGTTCCGCCGTATAGTGCTCGGTTCTGGCTTTCTCGTCGTGGAAGTTGTAACCATGTCCACCCGCTGAACCATCTCCACTTTTTTCCAATATCTCCTGGGCTTGCTGAATATCGACCTTTGTGCCTTGACGTTTTAACCGGCCATCTTTTATCCAGCGAGTGATCAGAGACTTCGCGCACCCCAGCCGTCTGGCGCATTCGGCCTGAGAAATTAGATTTTCTTTGTTCAGAGTGTTCACAGTTCACAATTTATTTCCCATAAAATCTAGCTGTATTCTGCGCTGCTGCGTACCCGTAAGGGTTCAGATCGCCAGAAGGACCCAAAATCCCCAGCACGTAAACCCAATCACTAAAACTCGAACCCAATTAGTTCGACATAAAACAAAAAGAAAACATGCTGCAATCTTCCAGAAAAAAGGAACCGAACTCTCATCACTTAGAATGTCCCTAAGTCCTTTTTCTTCCTGTTCCCTTTGGTGTTTTTTCCACATCGCCAGCATATCCATACTCACCTCATCATCCTCTTCAGCCTGTAGTTGAGCTCCTGACTGAATACCTTGTCGAATCGAGCCATCACACGCTTGTTAAACTCTGGCTTCTTCATTCGCCTTGCTAACTCAACCGCAGGATTTGGACCAACCAATGCCTTGATAGGCACCCGATCTTTCCCCTCTCGGGCAAATACAGTTCTGCCCTTGTTCGCGATAAACGCGCCTCTGTATAGTTTCCGCTTCCCCCAGGCTTTCGTCTTCACACCTTTCTTCATCTGCCTGGCACCAAACCGGATCAGGTTGAAGTATCGACCCTCCATCTTTATGTGGGCGCTCTGGGTATATTTGTTGGCCTTCACCAGAGTCATCCGTTCAGCTACTTCCTTTTGCTTTAATCCAGTATCCTTAGCCACATCACGCTTCACCTCTTTGAACACAGTACGTGCTGTCTTATTGAGTGCTGTGCTGGTGGCCTGCGGGATCACGGTCTTCTGAATTGTCGTTAAGGTCCTGGTGAGCTCTTTAATGTTCGAATCGATGGTTATCATTGAATTAGGCGGCGATCTTGGTCCATGGCAACTCATACCCGTTTGCTAGAGAACCAACTATGTTGTTCCGCTCAATTATTGAGGGGAGTCTATTAAGTAAAAGAAGTTTAGACAGCTTCCCGTCGAATGATTGGATACCCTTAGCTCTTTCACCTATCTTGAATGTTCCGGTATTCGTCATAATATTTGCTCGATAATTTGGGACTGCACCAAGAGATATCCCGTTAGCTGTAAATGCTGATACTGTTCCCACATCACAGAAAAATTCTAAAACAGAATCTCCGGCTGGGAATGTGAGGGGACTTGCATCAAGCTCACCAACCCCGTCAGAAACAACAGCTACAAGTTGTCGTGTACTATTCTTTTGCATCACAGCCCAACCATCATTGGTCAATAATTCTTTTCCGCAAATATGCTGCCAATCCGGATTAACAACGCTGTTGATAACGCAATAGACAGCAAAAGGTCCCGTTATCGTGTTCAGTGAGAGCGAATTCGGGGCGGCTAAACTACTCCTCGCTCCCGCAAAATCTAAGGCTGGCTTCCCCCCTATGCCGGTAGGATCAAGAGAAGGTTGATCTGCCTCTGTATCCTGTATGGCATGATTGTCATTGCCAGAGCGATCAAGCCATGCCCTAACTTTAGAGCCAATAAGCTCAACGAATTCCGCGTCATACAAGGCAACAAGACCTGGCAGTTTGGATAAATCGAAAGGAATCACCCCTCTTCTTGATTGATTGAGTCCTAATCCAATTCCTAATTGCATATTCTTACCAGAGGGCTAAAACTTGAGATGCGGGACCTTCACCCTCACCAACCGTGAGCTCCGACACGCTGAAGGGGAGAATCCCTTGCGGCACATTAATATCTTTAAATTCTGTGCCAGCATGATCCTTGAATGAAAGAGTCCCGGCCACACCGATATAGATGGCTCTCGGCTTTTTAGTGAAAGCAAAAGGAGACTCGGCGGCGGTCACTTCCATCTGGTATTTTGATGGTGAGCTCAACCCATCCTGGTGAAGACTAAAATCTTTTGCTTCTGTTGGTTCCGGCATGATTCAAATTCCTTAATTTGTTGGGCTGATTTTTTCGATCAATTTCTCGATCCGCGCAAGTGTGTTGAATAAATGTTTATGGTCAGTTTCCAGTCTGGTTATCCGCGTCCCATGCTTCGACCATGTAGCAAAAACCCATGTAAAACATGTGGCAGCCACCCCCATGAAAAATATTATGACTTTCTCTTCCATTCCCTATCGTCTCCTAATAGAGTTTCTGGTTTAATCACCATTCCCCATATCCTTCAGGTACGAGTTCACACCGCAAGTCCAACTTTCGATACCTGTTCCAAGTTATCCATCCAAAAGCACGAAGAGATACGAGCGCCACCTTCGTAAATATAAAAGCCCCCAGACAAATCTTGTGGGCAAGAGTTTCAAATTTATAATCAGCTTCTTTCTGGTCGTAGTACTCTCGGTATACACGGGGTTCCTTGCCATCAAAATTCTCCAATGTTGAATAGGCAAAGAGAAATCCATACTTGTAAACAAAGTCGTGGACCAGTCCGGCAAGGAACAGATAACCGGTAGGAGAAAGAATGTTCCAAAAGGCTCGTGGAATACTGGCACCATCAAAAACAAATCCAGCCGGGATGATATATGTGTAATCTGCTCCAAGAATTTTGCACTTCCAGTCTTCAATTAAAAGCCATTCCCGCCTTTGCCCTCTCTTCTTTATTGGGAGCGGAATAACCTTGGGCATTTCGACTGCGTTGTAATCAATGATTAGTTGATCAACGGAAATCATCTTTTTTTCTCCATTTCGAAATGCACAAGATCATTGAATGTCTGATCCTTTAAATCCTTATCGCCGTCCCAGTCGCCGCCCCAGCGAATTTTGATGCCGCACCGATGCGCGATACCGAGAACGATGCCAGCAAATAAAATGATCCGGTCTCTGTCTTTGTCCCAGTCGGGATTGATCGGATAGGGAATTGCATCTACAGCACGGGAGGGTTTGCAGTTATGCTCACCGGTCCGGACCTTCGTTTTTTTGTTCAGGAATAGAGCCAGTTGTTCTTCTTCAGTGCGGTAACCACAAATGATGGAATGATCCATGACCTTCAAGGCATCAAAGAAAATCATCTGTAGATCCATGTGGCAGGAATCTAAATTATTTTGTGAATTTTTAGAGTATTTGTTCATAAGAGGGGAGGAGAGGGATCGGAACTTCTTGGAGGGAAAGTCCCGACCCCTTGAGGCAGATATAGCGGGGAAAGTATGGTTGGATGACTGCGTGGAACTTCATTTGGCAAGTCCTTAAATTAACTCTCAAAAAGAACTTACCACCTCAATTAAATAAATGCAACCATTTAGTTACATTATTTCTATGCTCTTTTTATCAGCAGTCCCGGATGATCCTTGGTCAGATTTATAATTTGTGTGGTTACTCTCTTCTTTTCAGCCAAAAAACCACCTGTCAGCATCCATATAATATCGATATCAGTGTAATAATGAAAAGCCCCCACAGTATCCGCTGACGGCAAAGACTTGTTGGTTTCAATCTCGGACAGGCTCCCCTGAGATATCGATAAAGTCTTCGCCAAAATCTCAATCTTCATACCCTTGGATTTTCTCCATTGTCGAATGCGGGTTCCCACATCCTTCAAGTAAATTTTTTTATTCGCCCTCATACTGCCCCCCCATGAATATTAGCTAATGTCAGACATTGTAGGACAATAGAGCAAAAATATATATGCTAAAAAAACATAAAAAATATAAACAGTGTATGGAAAAAGATAAATATCCACCTATCAGTGAATAAAAAATATATACTACGGGATAAAAAGTTCTTTAATGTGTATCTTTGAATAACCGGCTAATATTTGACTGAAGGGGATTCTCACTCGTCCACCTTAGCGTTTTCCGGGGGGCCAGTATGAGGGCGAATAAAAAAATTTACTTGAAGGATGTGGGAACCCGCATTCGACAATG